AACCGAGCAAGGGAAAACTTAGCCGCAATGCCGTGTTGGGTGTTAGTGCCTGGTATGCGTTGGAAAGGGAAAGGAATTGCCCCTACATCTGTCCACACCTCAGAAGAAGCCTCACCCATTAGGTAAACTTCGCGGTGGTCAACAATAAGCGCCACTAAGTTATCTGGCGAACCATCTTTACTAGAAAATGAAGTATTGCCAGAAATAGGGGATAAAACGCCAGAAGCACCCCATTGCTGAGATGCTGGGCGGTTATATACGAAGTAATTGTCAACAATGTCACAAGTCTCACCCCCTGTAAACGCGCCATCACTTGATGGAAGTACAGTCCAATTAAGGGCGTACATAGTTTCAGAAGCCACAGTTTGCGAATTGTTTATCGTATAAGTACCAGTTCCACCGCTACCCGTACCCAAAGCCGTAATGATGGTTTGAGCCGTAATGCCAGCGCCTTGGATTGTCTGACCAACATACAAAGTACCGCTAGTTACAGATGCTACTGTTAAGGTTGTGCCAGAAATAGCAGCTGTAATTACAGCGCCTGGGCTTGATGTGTACATCTGGCTAGAAGCAATGGTTTGTGATAGCCCAAGGGTATATGTGCCTGTACCACCGCTACCACTACCTAAAGCCGTTATAACTGTTTCCTGTAATGCGCCAACAGCAAATAAGTTTTGACCAACCGCCAAAGTGCCAGACTTTATGCTAGAAACAGTTAAAGTCGTACCAGATACAGCGCCCGTAAACACAGCTGCGGTCACAGTAGAAATACGCCATGTATAGCGATATGTGCCGTCTACGATGTAAGCGTTAATCCCGTTATCAGAGATAGTGACGCGACCAGTTGTAGTATTTAACTGCCCAATCATGGTAGGAGTTAATGCGTTGTTAAAAACATACACATAAGCACCACAAACGGCAAGCATCCTTGTGCCACCAGAAAGTGTGCGTAAGCCCCTAACTTCTTGTTGGTTAGGAAGAATGGCTTTAATTGTCAAACCAGGCGTTGGGTACAGCGCCACTACGCCTCGGTCACCAGGCTGTTTAAGTGGGTCAACTTCTGGCAAGAAATTGATACATTCATTACTGTCCTGATAAACAGAAGTAGCGGGGTAAGAAGGGCCAACAAAGCCAAAGTCTGCCATTATCTAGCAAAGCCTCCAGAAAGTATCCAGCCAGCGTCTTTTGCACGACCAACCAACAACGAATCTGGGTATCGTGCAGTTTGTAGCGGTGACATATTGTTGCGCTTGAGAATCGCTTTGGCTTGTGCAGCATAGGCGTTAATCATCTGTATTTGCACAGTAGAAGCCTTGCCATACATAGGCATCAAACGCTCTGCCAAGCACCAGCGTAGCGCCATTGAGTAGCCTTGGGGTAGGCTAATGTTGTCGTACAAAGTGTTGTATCTGCTAAAAATCGTATTAGCAAATAAGTGCATCTCGCCCTGTGAGGGGTTAGGCCACACAAAAAGGTTACCCGTATCAGCGCCAGCATTGAAATACAACGCTTTTGGCCACGGGCCGTTCAGCGTCTTTAGACCAATCATCTCGTAGTCTTGCAACGCCAAAATAGCCACTGGGTAATCTAAACCACCATTTATGATGGGCATACCATTTGAGTTAGTGTTAATCCGCACAAAAGCAGAATTGATACCCAAAGGCTTTTCGTAGTAAGCGGTTATGGTTGTAGATGCCGTTGTTTGGCTGATGTTGAGTTTGTATGTTCCGACTTCGTTGACATTACCGCCAGCGCCCGTCAAAAAGTCAACAATCTTTGTTCCAGAGGTAATGCCCGTACCACTAAGGGTTTGCCCTTGTGCCACAGCGCCAGAGCCAATAGCCGTAACAGTTAGCACATCACCAGTAATTGAGCCTGTAAATGATGCACCAATATAGTTAGCGGTAGATGCGACTGGGCCAATAGTGTATTGAGTCTGACCCGCTATGACTGGGAAAATAATCTCAGTCGTGTTGTAGACCATCATGTCCTCATTTGACCATTGGTCTATAAGGTCATTAAGCATATCCAAAGCATCGGTAGCTGCATCTGAAGTCGGTGTCTCTCCCGCCTCTAATGCGCCAATATCTTTCAACGCTCTGCTAATAATGTCGTATGGAACTGTCATGGTTTATCCCAAATTTGGCGTAAAAACTTGTGGAAGCCATGGTGGAATAACCTTTTGTTTTTCTAAGGCTACGACCTGCTCTTCTAGGCGTGATTCTATTATATTTATGCCGTTTTGCATAGAGTCAGACTTCACCCAAGCAATTACATCTTCTTCCGTAACTTGCTCAAAAGGCTTGCGTAAAACAGGGTCACCAAAACGCCAATACCCTTCAGTTTCTACTGTGGTACTTAATTCTTGCGCTACAACGCTATATTTTACATTTGTAATCAAGCCATCAGTAGCGTCTATATCGTGTATTTTCCAAGTGTGTGTAATCATTGTTGTGTTTCAACCCATGTTTTATTTTGCTCATCCCACACATAAGGTTTATTGTCAGTTGGCATAGGTGTGGGGGCTACCCAAGTCCATGTTGAATTGTCCAAAGTCCAACTTTGATATGGTTGTGACTCATAAAAAACATCATGTTCTTGGTCATAAATATAACCAATACCAGCATAGTTTCCACGCAAGGCTACACCACCATCAGGATTTCCGTTTTGTCTATAATGGACATTACCCCTAGTGTTGTAACTTGTGGCTATCCAAACGCCAGGGCTTGTGTCCACAAATGTATTAAAAAACTCAGGTTCAGCCACAATAACTTGAACAACTTTTCCATCCAAAACTTTAGCAAAGTGACTCATGCTGTGTAACTTCCAGAAGATGTGTATTTCAAAATTGTATTTGAACCAGATGTTGTAATTGTTGGTGAGCCTGTTGTAGTTCCAGAATAACTTGATGTAGGTATAGAAAGAATAACAACACCAGAACCACCAGCAGATGATGTATTACCAGAACCAAACACAGCGCCACCTCCACCGCCAGTATTAGCAGTTCCAGCAGTATTTGTTCCAGTTGCTCCACCACCACCAAGACCATTACCACCGCCACCAGTACCACCAGTTCCAGCCGCACCAGAGTAATAAGCACCGCCACCACCGCCACCAGCGTAAGTTACTGATGAACCCGTAATAGATGATGCCGTACCCACGCCACCATTACCTGACACAGTACCAGTTGCGCCAGCTGCGGATGCACCACCACCGCCACCACCTCGAATTTGAGTAGTTCCATTGGCTAAAGATGCACCCCCAGCGTTTCCTTGTCCAGATGTACCAGAACCTCCAGCGTAAGAAGTGGTAAGAATTTCAGCACCACCACCACCAGAACCACCATTTCCACCTATGGTTGTTGAAGCACTGCCACCGCCACCGCCACCGCCACCTGTTGAGGTTATGGATGAAAATACAGAATCAGAACCGACAGTACCTCTAGTATTTGTAACGCCAGCACCGCCACCACCAACAGTAATTGTGTATGTTGTCCCAGATGTTAATGAAAAATTACTGCCAGTTTGAAATCCACCAGCACCACCGCCACCGCCAGTTCCACCACCACCACCGCCAGCACCACCGCCAGCGACAACCAAATAACTAATTAAAATTGGTTGAGTTGGTATGACATCTTGAAATCCGCTGTAACTTATCCATCCTTGTGTTGTATCAATATATACAAAACTAATTGATTCTCTATTGGTTGCTAAGATAGTATTTATTGTTTTTGCATTATATTTATTGCCATTTAAGTTAATTGAAACATTATTTGTTGCCCAAGTTCCAGCGTAATCGGTTAATGTTATGTAATTTCCAGCAGTAGGGCTTGCTGGGAAAGTTACTGTGATTGCACCAGAATTTGTATTAACTGGGTAACCATTGCCAGATGTAGCAGAGAAATTTGTTGTTTGAACAGATTGCCATGTTGTACCACCGCCACCGCCACTAGAAGCCGCCCATTTAATTCCAGTTGCGGCAGTTGAATCAGCAGTTAATACATAACTATCAGTTCCAACAGCCAACCGCACATTATTTGTGCCATTATTTACTTCAATATCACCTTTTGTCGTTGTTGGTGACAAAGCATCGTATGCAGATGTTTTTGTTGTTTGACCAGTTCCGCCATTTGCTATGGCAACAGTTCCTGTGACATTTGCTGCGTTGCCACCAATAGACAAACTAGAAGCCGTACCCGTTAGACCAGTTCCCGCACCACTAAACGAAGTAGCGCTTAAAACGCCCGTGTTTGGCACAAAACTAAATTTGGTAGACGATGTTGTTGCACCAACATTGCCTGTGGTGGCAGATGAAATAACTGGGTAATAAGTTGATACTGAACTTGTATTGTCAGTAATGGCTATGTTTGTTGCGTTTGTGGCAGTTGTTGCAGATGTTGCAGTGCTTGCATTACCTGTTAAAGCGCCTACAAAAGTAGTGGATGTAACTGAAGTCAAACCAGCAAATGTTGTGACTGTTGCACCTAGTGCTACCGAAGTTGAACCAATAGTTACGCTTGAATTTGTCAGCGCAGAATTAGGAATAGAGGTTAAAGAAGCACCAGAACCACTAAACCCAGTAGCCGTTAAAACACCAGTAGAGGGGTTAAATTGGTACTTGGTAGAGGATACATACTCTGTGCTAATTGTTCCGCTTGTAGCTGCGGCAAACAACGGATAGCGCGTAGCATTGGTAGTTGTATCGTCTGATAGGGTGATTGATGATGCTGGGCTTGTCCAAGTTGGCGTACCAGAACCCGCAGAAGTTAAAACTTGCCCAGTTGTGCCAGCTGCACTAAATGCGTAAGCAGTACCGCTACCATAGGCAATGCCACCAGCAGTAGGAGTAGCCGTTCCATTTGTACCCCCTTGTGCGATAGCGACTTGACCAATAATGCCGTTAGCCAAAACATAAGCATTGGATTGGTTTACATAAATACTGCCGCTAGATGAATTTACATACGCTACTGTGCCTATCTTCACAGCGTAAGCCGTTGGTGGATAGGTATTCATCAGTTGACCAGCAGAATACGGGCTGACATACAAAATATCGCCAACAGTAAATGTGCCAGTATTTACGCCATTCAAAATGCCGTTAATAACGACATACCCTGCTGAACCAGTTGCTATGGCTTCATTTGTCAGACCTATGCAAGCCCCAGTAGTCTGCGTATCCGCTTTAGCAAGTGCAATTAAAGGGTATGTAAACCCACTTGTTGTCGATGTAATGTAAACGGGCGCACCCTTGGCGATGGTTGAGCCTGTGTTGTTGTAAACCTTTAACTGGGTTTCTTGTCCAATATGTAAAGTGTTATTTGTTACATCGTTGTTGTAAGAAAGAGCATTAAGGGTTGAGTCATACCAAAGTCTGCCAGATGTGTAAGTAGGCGCGGAAGCGGCAGTAAATGTCTCATAATCGCTGATTGTTGGACTGTTAAGCGTAGCCCCCGTAGCCAAGGCTAAAACAGTTCCAGAGCCTGTGGTGCTATACGAAGTTCCCCATGCCGAACCCGTTGAATTAGGGATTCCAGACGCTGGGTAAACCATTGGTGCGGTGTTTGCTATCGTTACAGCTGCCGAGCCGTTATAACTTGTACCGCTTAGATTTGAACCAATAGTCAAACTAAACAGATTAGAGCCTAGCGATACGCCAGAAATGGTGCTGTTTGCTAATTGAGCGTTTGTAATCGTGCCACTTAGGTCTGTTGTTGGAACTGTTGCAGACGCTGTAAACGCGCTTGTACCGCTTCCCTTGACATATCCTGTCAGCGTAGTAGCACCCGTACCGCCATAAGCCACACCAATCGTGCTTGCGTTCCAAGTTCCTACTGTCAGCGTTCCTACACCAGTTATTCCCGTGTAAGAGCCAGAGATTCTTGCTGTGTCTATCGTGCCAGATGTAATCTGAGTAGCACCGATAGCAATGTTTGTGTCTGCTAACGCTGTAAGTTGACCTTGTGCGTTTACTGTTGCTGTAAGCGTTTTAGACGCAGAGCCATAAGAAGCTGCGCTTACGCCAGTATTCGTAATCGAGAATGTGTTAGAGGCTAAAGTTAGCCCTGTACCCGCAAAATAAGCGCCTGTGCCTGAGAACTGCACCCAAGGCATTGCGGTGACATTTATAGTTCCACTAGCCGTAGCAGTACAAACCCAACCCGTATTGGCTTGACCGCCATTTAATAAAACTGTGTAAGCGCCTGGCACTTCAGACCATACATCCATGTCCACAGCGCGCGTCCATGTGGTGGCAGACGCTACATAAATGCCATTAAATTGGCTAGATGTTTGGTTTTTTACTAATACCCTATCACCCGCAAGCGTTGTATAGCCATCTATGGTTTGCAGACCAGATAGCGTAATGTTTGCTGTCGTACCTACCGCACAAGCCGCCTTTGGGCCAAGCCCCTGTGCAACAGCGTCAACATAGTATTTATTTGCTATGTCTGTGTTCGCGCTTGGTGAGGTAGAAATCGTACCTGTGGTGGTAGCAATATTAGTAAAAACCCCTGTTGAGGGGCTAGTTGCACCTATCGTAGTGCTGTCTATCGTGCTATTTGTAATTGCCAAGCCTGATTGACTTGGGTTAATACTTGCAAAGAATGGCTTACCCTGACCAATAAAGGTTTGAAAAACCCCGTCAACCGAGAAATACGCTTGAACGGGGAGTAAATTCTGTACAACAGAATCGGCAGGGTTAGCCATAACGCCCCTTTAAGATTGGTCAGCGGCTGGGGTTACATACAACAAGCCAGCAGTTCCAGAACTGGATTTGGCTGTTAAGTAGTATGGTGTAGATGGACTTGCAATAACCATTGGGCTAGTCATCACAGGTGGCAAAACGAAATCTCCGTTAGTGCCGTCTGTTGGAAAGACTGGTGCGCCTGGGTCTGTTTGTCCCATCTTTATCGCAATAGGACTTGCGCCCAAATTGAGGAAAGATGTAAAGTTTACTTGGTCATTAGTAGAGTCATCAATCAAAACTGCCGCGTGTGCGGTAGAAGTAACTGATAACGCTACTGTTGGGCCAACATTGCGTAATACTGATGTATTAGCCATGATTAAGCCGCGTTAGTGGCAATAGGAGTTCCGTCTGGGCGTATTACTTTAAAGTAGTAAGTACCAGCCGCAGGCGTAATCGCAGTAGCACCGCCAGAAGTGTTCTGAAACTGTACTGTCAGACTATTGTCGGCAGTAATGTCGCAGTTAGTAATGGAAATGTCTTTAGTTTGAGTACCGCCATATTGCATGAAATACACAATATCGCTTGATTTCAAGCCAGGGATTGGGAAGGACTGCAATGACTGAGTTGAACTGGTAACTAAAACTGCTGGGGTGATTGATGGGGCAATAACAAACGCTTCGAGAATGTTGCCACGGGTGACAGTCGTAGATGACATGATTATTCCTTAAAAGAATGGGTTAATTGTATCGTAAAAGTAGAAAAAGCCACCCCTTGTGAGGATGGCTTTCCCTTACTTCATACAGTTTTTAACTGTAAACACCGAAGTCAAAGCCGTAGACATAAATGTCCACAGTACCACCAGATACGGCAGTACCTACTTTGACATACAGAGTCTGTGCTGTCAAAGCTGCGGCTTTTGTACCTGCAACCACAGTTGAGTTGGTCACATAAGTAGAACCAGTATTGCTGGTCAAGGATGCGTTAGTAACGACTTCAGTACCTGTGCCTGCGGGTGCAGTCCAGATAGCCAATGCGCCACCAGAAACATCTTTGTTAGCATTTGTGATTACCACATTCTGGATGTTGTAAGTACCCAAGTTTTGTGCAGGCAAAGTAACGCTTGAATCGCCAGTAGCGGAGATTGGTACGCCAGTTGCCACGAACAACAAGCGCAATGCTTGGTTGGTCGATAGTTGCGATGGGTGGATAGTTGTTACGCTGTTAGGTGCGGCCATGATATTTTTCCTTTATGAGTTAAAAATTAAGCTGCAACACGGCAAGCGAGTTCTGGGTACAGAGGTGCCCAGCCGTACAACACATCTAAACGAGTAGGAATACTATCGTTGTTGATGGTGTATTGGCGAACAACACGCATTGACAGACCGATTTCCTTGTCAGAAGCACGACCAGCAAAGTGGACACCCTCTGGCAACTCAAGGTCGGCCACAGCGAGTGTGAACGCATTGCGGTGCATGATGATGTTCTGTGGAGACACAGTACCTGTGCTGTTGAACTGAGTGATAGCGGCGGTAGCAGAAGTTGTCGGGATAGACACATTCTGGAACTGACCAGCAGTAATCACAGCAGGAGACACAACCACAGAGCCAGACGAACCAGATGCGATAGCAACAGTTGTTTTCACAACAAAGTTACGCAACTTGTTAGAGCCGTAGGCTTGGCGGTTTTGTGGGTTGACAGCGTAAACACCAGCGATAGTGAATGTATCACCAGCGTTGAGGTTCAAAGTGCCTGTGTTAGCAGCTGTAACAGTAATAGTGCTTGAAGATGCCCAACCAGAGGTCAAGAATCCTGTTGCAGTAGTAGTAGCCACAGAGCCAGTCACAGTAGTTGTGCTGTTGTTACCGAACTGTTGTGAAACCACGTTCTGGTCAAGTTTCCAGTTCATGCCACCAGAGTCACGACCCATCAATCCCTTGCGGTATTGCTCGCCAATGGCTTCTTGAGGAACGAACAAACCTTTCAAACTGTCAACGATAGTTGCAGATGTAAAGGGTTCAACGATACATGAACGACGGCCATCGCGTGGTGCGCCTTCGCTGTCCAAGTAAGCGCCAGCAGTCAAATAGGTAATCAAACCTGTTGGAGGTGTTCCAGCAGTACCAACGATGTTGGCGGTGTTCAAATTAGCCATTGACAAACCATCGCGGTCAATCTTGTTAGCGATAGCGGCCACAGCAGGCTTCAACACGCGGTCAGAGAACATATCCAAAGATAATGCCAAATCTTGCGTAGTGAACTGTGTTGACACTTGGAACTGAGTCGAAAGTGTTACTGGAACGCTAGTTTCGTTGAAATCTTCAACTACTAATTGCGGCCCGATAGCACCGACAAAACGGCCTGGTCTACGGACATTGACTGTGTTACCAATCTTGCCGCCCACGACTGCGAACTGGTCATCATAATTGCGGTCAACTTCCGATGTGAAAGTCAACTCGTTCTCCAAGACCATCAACGCTTCGTTGGTGATTTTGGAGATGGTAAGTAGAGTATTACTCATTTCATTTCCTTTGAAAATTTAAAAAAGATTAGGTTTAGCGAATCTTTCCTGCTTTGCGGGCTTCTTTCCATGCTTGGAATGTTCCATGCCATTCACCATTGGTGGACATAGGCACATCAGCAGGACTAGACCCTCTCAGCGGTTGGATAGGCTGGGGTGCTTTACTTCGAGTAATCGGTTTAGTCTCAGGCGCTGTTTCCTTTGCCTCAAACCTCGCTTCAAGTTTTCCTATCTCTCTCAACGCTTGTTTAGCACTTAACCCTGCGATTTTCTTTGCAACATCTTCATTCTCAGCCAGATGGTAGAGGATTTGTGGCCCTACATCGCTCTCAAGAATCGCATCACGAATATCGTCATTTACGACTACATCGCTAGACGCAACAATGTCATCAAAGTCTGGCAATGATGTTTTAGCTGCTTGCACTTTGTTCGCCCATTGGTCAATGACCTTCTGACGCTCTTGTGCTTCTTTAGCCTCTGCATCTTGCTTTCGCATCTCACCAATTCGCTTGTCAGCCGTGTATTCCGCTAGGGCTTTGGCATATTCAAACGCATCGTTGAACTGACTGGGTTGTGGCTCTTCATCAACTTTAGGCGCTTGTGGCGCTGGCTGTCTCTCAAGTGCCGCTAAACGGGTCTCTAAGGCTTGCCTTGCTTCACGTTCTTGTTGCGCTTCTTTACGCGCTTCTTCCCGTTGCTTGGTTATCTCAGAAAACCTACGTTCGAGTTTCGGATTGCTTTTCGGCTTATCCTCTTGCTCTTTTACTTCTGATTCTGGTTCACTCCGTTCCTCAA